AATTCCAATTACTGATGATAATAAATGTCGATGGGGTTGTATTGATATAGATTCCTACGCAGGTTTTGATCATCAAAAATTAATTAATAAAATTAAATTATTAAAATTACCCCTAATAGTATTTAGATCCAAAAGTGGGGGAGCACATGTATTTTGTTTTACAACAGTGCCTGTTGAAGCAAAATTAATGCGGGATAGACTTTTATCAGTTAGCGCTGTGCTAGGCTATGGGGGTTCAGAAGTTTTTCCAAAACAGATAGAATTAAAATCGAAAGATGATACAGGAAATTTCCTAAATTTACCATACTTTAATGGTGATGGTACAACAAGATATGCCTTTATAGAAAATGGAGAAGCTGCTAATATAGACGGCTTTTTTGAACTGTATGAAAGAAATAAATTAACACCAGAACAATTAGAAAAATTAAAAGTCGAAAGACCACCTTCAGAATTTAGTGATGGTCCTCCGTGTTTAGAGTCTTTGACTCAAAATAAATTGGATGATGGAAGAGATAGGGTTTTGTATCAGTATATTCAATACGCAAAAAGAAAATGGCCAGATGAATGGCCTAAAAAAATAAATCAATTTAATTATACTCATTTTGTTGAACCTTTAGATGATAAAGTAATCCAGGAAAAAATAAAATTTCATAGTAAAAAAGAATTAGGATTTAAATGTAATGAAGAACCTATGTGTAATCATTGTGATAAAGCATTATGTAAGGTTAGAAAATTTGGCATAGGAGGAGAATCGGTATTTCCTATACTAAGTGATTTGCAAAAAGTTGAATTAGATGAACCTTATTACTGGGTTAATGTAGATGGGGAAAGAATAAAACTAGACACAATTGATTCTTTATTAGATCAAAGGTTTTTTAGAAGAACAGTTACTAAACAAATCAATAAAAAACCTCCACTAATTACCCGAAAAGAATTTGAAAAATACACGGATATGTTATTAGCGAACATTGAGATTATAAAAGCTCCAATTGGATCGTCCTTAATAGAACAATTAAAGGATCATTTAGAAGAATATTGTATGAATGATTCTTCCGCAACAACTACCAAGGAAGAAATATTTTTAGGAAACGTTTGGACCAACGAAGGAAAACATTATTTTATTTTTAATAAATTTTTTCATGGTTATTTACAGAGAAGAAAATGGTCAGAAAAACATCAAACAACACAAGATTTATTGATCCAGCATTGTGGTTGTAAAGATGAAAGAATTTACATTGGTAAAAAAAGACCAAGTGTAATGATTGTAAACGCTTTTGAAAAACCTGAAAACATATATAAACCAAAACAACTTAAACCGAAGGACCCATTTTAATGAAAACAATAGTATTAGGTCCACCAGGCACAGGAAAAACTCATACTTTATTAGAACAGGTGGAAACATATTTAAAAAATACTGATCCAGATAAAATAGGTTATTTTGCATTCACAAAAAAAGCTTCCAATGAAGCTAGAGAAAGAGCAATGAAAAAATTTAATTATGCTGAAGACGATTTACCTTATTTTAGAACTCTTCATTCATTGGCATTCAAACGTCTTGGTTGGGATAAAACAAAAGTCATGCAAAAAAGACATTACGAAGATTTAGGAAAGAAAATTAAAATACCTATAGATTATAATGATTGGGATGAAGAAGAGACAGGATTA